GCGCATAGCGCATAGGGAAATACAGCTGGCAGCTGGCAAGGGGCAGCTGGCGGAAATCAGAGATCAGAAGTCGAAGGAGCGAGCACAGATGAAGACAGCTAGCGCTCAACGATTTCTACGATTTCAAAGACTTCAACGGTTGAGTGCGAGCCAGGGAAGGCCTGAAATCCATAATTGCCGTGCGAGCCATTGCGGAATTAAAATTCAGGATCAATGTGCGCAAATCATGTATAATGTTCACGATGTCACATTGGATCGGATGGAAAGAAATCTGCGAAAAGACCAAAATGAGCCGGGAGGCAATCCTGGAATACCATAAACACCATGGGTTGCCTCTTGGCCAGCACAAACGGTCTCCGTTATTGGTCGAAAAAGTGTTCTATAGCTGGTTGGAGACCTATTGCTCGTCCTCCCATTTCGAGCCCGCCCCAAAAAACCGTGTCAAGTGCTAGTTTAGCGATTTCCCGTTAAAGTTTGCCTATTTTCCTTCATATCCCGTAAGTAGCCATTTTCTCGTGTTAGGGTTTAAGTGGAGGTTTATGTCACACAACTAACGCAAAAGAACAGTGAAAGCCAAAGAGAGACATAGAAGGAAACTTATTGAATTTCTTGGCAATCCTGAAAACGAGTTTCCCACTCGGTATGACATGGCGAAACAGGTGCTTGGATTTAAGGATTCTAGCACTTTGTATCGCCATTTTTCTGTACAGGAACTATGCGATTTAGAAGCTGAAGCACTAGCACTCAGACGTACCAAGTATGCCTCACAATTAGCAGCTGTAGATGTTTCCTTGCTAAAAGACGCAAAAAAAAACACTAAGGCTGCCCGGCTTGCTTACCAGCGATTTGAGGATTGGGCGCCACGTAAAAGAATAGAGACCGATGTAAAAGGCGAAGTATCCCTCAAGGTTGAATACGTAAACGACTGGCGATCCAACACGAATGGGAATAATACGGCTACCCTACCCACATCCGGGCCAGATGATAGTGAGGAACCAGGCTAGACGGTTCAACTGGCTATCGGCAGGCCGAAGATGGCGGAAGACAACGCTTCTCATGGCAATTTCCGTGGAGGAGGCTTTGCGGGGCCGGCGCATTCTGTGGGGGGCTCCTACCTATGACCAAGTTTATGTGGGCTGGGACGAGACCAAACACGCTTGCCAGGACAACGTAAAATTCAGGGTTGACCGCATGTTGGCTGAGTTTCCCACGGGTGGCAGGATCACATATCGCAGCTTGGATAATCCCGACAACGCACGGGGGCACACAGCGGACGGCATAGTCATCGACGAAGTAGGCGATGTCAAACAGGAGGCTTGGTATGGCGTACTCGGCCCGATGCTTATAGACACCGGCGGCTGGTTTTGGGGCATAGGCACGCCGAAAGGCCATAACTGGTTCTGGCAGGAGCATTTCAAGGCGAAGGATCAGGCGGACAGCATGGCCTGGCAGGTGCCCACCCTTGGCATTGCTGTTGAGAATGGCGGATTGATTCGCAAGCCTCACCCCATGGAAAATCCACATATCCCCTTTTCCGAAATATACAAGAAATGGCTCACCACGCCTGAACGATGGTTCCAGCAAGAGTATTTAGCCGAGTTCGTCGAAGATGCTGGCGTTGTATTCAGGCGAGCTCGGGATGCTGCAACATCCGAATGGGTTGAAGGCCGCTCCCATCCTCATCAGCAGTTCGTTATGGGTGTTGACTGGGGCAAGGTAGACGATTTTACGGTTGTCACCGTGATGGACGCCGAACATAGGCGGATGGTTTACCAGGATCGGTTCAACCAAATCGACTATGCGGTCCAGGTACCTCGGCTTGAGGCTATAGTCAAACGCTTCGCGCCGATCATGCAAATCGTGGTCGAAGAGAATGCAATGGGCATTCCGCTTGTTGAGATCCTACAGCGCAAGGAATTGCCTATTATTCCATTCAAGACAACCAATGCCAGCAAAGCGCAAATTATCGAGTCGCTGGCTGTGGCTTTTGAGCGTGAGGAAATACAAATACTTGAGGACGAAACGCTAATTGCTGAGCTGCAAGCTTTTGAAGTCAGCAAGACGCCAGGAGGCCAAATTAAATATGGTGCCCCACAGGGCATGCACGATGACTGTGTGATAGCTCTCGCCCTGGCTTGGTCCGCTGTGGGAGGTGCGATTACAAGCGACGAGCCCGTGGCCATGAGCCTGACCGCCACGGCCAAGGGGTGGTAAATGCCGCAGACAATCGACGGATTCCTGATAGATCCTGAAACCGAAGACACCGAGCAATATTATCGCCAGGCCAACCGGTTCATGGCCCATTACGACGGCCCGCTGGACGTTGTGGTAGACATGGGGGCGCATTACGGCTCGCTGTCCTTGCTGGCCGCCAGGAAAGGTGCCAGGCTAGTTTATGCCTATGAGCCTAATCAGTTGGCGTACCAATATCTCGTGCTGAACATCATGCAAAATGGCTTCTGGGGCCGGATTATACCCATGCCATTCGCTGTGGCCGCAAAGGGCGGGCAGCATCGGCAGTTCTGGCACATCTGGGAGGGCAACACTGGGGCTGCCGGCCTTTACATACCGGGCGGCGAACCTGGGCCGGTGTTGACCATGGGCTTCGTTGACATAATCGAAAGCCTGGGCCGCATCGACTATCTCAAGGTGGACGTGGAGGGGGCGGAATTCGAAATACTCGCAAAGACAAGCCTGGTAGCGGCTGCGTTAAAACGGGTGCGTTATCTGGATCTTGAAATACACGAACTGTGCCGCGAAGCCGATTTGTCGCACATTGCCACTTATACCCACAGCGGGCTCATGAAAAACGAGCTCAGAGAGTGGATCAGAGAATGTGACTTCAGGAACAGTCTGCCCAAAGAAGTGGCAGAGGAGCATGGCGAGAATCTGGTGGGCAGCTATAACGAGAATTTCAAGCCATGACGTTTCAATCAGCATTGGCATATTGCATTATCATCGCCGCGGGCGGATTTGTAGTCTGCCTGATTATCGAATACTGGAACTTCTGCCGCTGGAGGAATTCAAGAAACAAGGATCAGTAAATGGGTTATTTCGGAGAACTCAAAGCCTATTTGCAGAAGCCGACCACGCCGCCCCTGGGCGAGCAGTCTTTGGCCGACCCTTTCCTGTGGCCGTCACGCTACGGCACCTGGCCTTACAACCCCGACATATTCGTCCAGAGAAAAGGCGGCCTCCGGATATACGAGGAGATGCGCCGGGACCCGGTGATCAGAGCGTGCCAATGGCTCAAGCGCCTGGCGGTGCTGTGCTCCGGGTGGAACATGGAGCCGGCCAGCGAAGAGGAGGGCGCGGACCGCGAGGCGGCAGATTTCGTCAAGGAAGTGCTAGTTGAACTGAAAGGCACGCTCGAGGAGATGGTCAAGCAGATCCTCACCGGCATGGAATACGGCTTCAGCGTCTCCGAGAAGATTTACCAGATCCTCGCCGACGGAGACTTCAAGGGCAAATGGGGATACAGGGCGATCAAGACCAGGAAGCCGCACTCCTGGGATTTCAAGACGGACGAATTCGGCAACTTGGAACGGAACGGCCTGTGGCAGCAGCAAGGAAGGCTCAAGCACCCGGTGGACAAGTTCGTTGTCTACAGCCACAACAAGGAGTTCCAGAACTGGTACGGACAATCTGATTTGCAAGCGATTTATCCGCATTGGTTCTCGAAAGACATTCTGCTTAAGGCGTGGAATATGTTCTTGGAGCGCTACGGATTGGGGCTCCCTTTTCTGCATCCGAAAGAAAATAAAGCCAATATTCCAGAGCCTACTTTTACGCAATTGAAAAATATTCTTATGAATTTACAGCTCGGTTCGTGTGTGGCCGTCCAAGATAGCAGTGCAGAAATAGAAATCCTAGAAAGCAAACGCAAAGCATCAGATGTATTCGGGCCAGCGGTCAACTATCACGACAGGTCCATGGCGCGGGGCCTGCTCATGCCCACCGGCTTGGGGTTTGCCGAGGACGAGAAGGGCTCCGGGGGTAGCCTGGCCAGGAGCCGCAAGCATTTCGACATGTGGGTGATCATGATCATGGATCTCAGGAACACCGTGCAAGAGACCATCATGCAGGAGCAAGTGGTGAGGCCGCTCGTGGACTTCAACTATACGGTCAGAAAATATCCTCAGTTCAAGTTCAATCCGCTTGAGGACGAGGAGACGGAAGCCCTGGCCAAATTGTTTCTGGAGGCCATAACGGGCAAGGCGATACATCCGACCGCCGAGGACGAGAACTGCTTCCGCAAGATGATCGGCTTCCCGGAACGCGACAGAAAAGAGCTCCAGGACGAATGGGACATAGACAACGAGGCCAGGGAAGAGGCCAGGAAGGCCAAAATAGACGGCCTAAAACAGACCGGCCCGCCGCCCGGCCTGCAGCCGGAGCCGCCCGTAGGAGAGAAAAGCAAGGTGATCCCGTTCCCCGGCCAGGCGCGGGCGCACACCAGCCCGCACCGAAAGCTCACGCCTTACGAGAAGCGGGTGGACTTCGAACATGTGGAAAAAGCCCTGGACGGCCTTGAGGAGCAGGCCAGGGATTCGCTGCTGAAAGTGCTTGAGAAGCACAAAAAGAAGGTCATGGCCGTGGCCGAGCGCAAGCTTGAGGGCGACAAGCTCTCGATGAAATGGATCGACGGCCTTCAGCTCGCCAAGTTCGGCAGGAAGGATTTTGCCACCGAGATCCAGGGCATCGTGCGCGACCTTCTGAGGACCGGCTTCGACGCCGGCAGGGAAGACGTGAGAACCGAAGTGCAGCGGGCTGTGGGCCAGCGCGAGATGGTGGCCTACGCCGTGCCCAAGATGCCCCCGCGTGACATCATACGCTACCTAAACCAGAAATCATTCTGGATAAAGAACGTCATGCTGGATTCGCTCACCAAGGACATCAAACAGCTTTTGGTGAATGCCCTTGAGACCGGCGAGCAGCTGGGCGAAACGCTGCAGAAGATCGGCCAGGCTTATGATCCCTATATCGGTACGCCGAGCGCCATAGCCGACCCCGAGCAGGTGCAGCCGTACAGGATAGAGACGCTCATAAGGACTAACCTGACCGACAGTTACAACAGCGGGCGCTATAACGCCATAACGGACCCGGACCTTGAAGATCACGTCATAGGCATGCAGATTTCAGCCATTCTGGATAGCAGGACCACCGACATCTGCCGCCGGGCGGACAATACAATCATCAGGAAAGACGATCCACTAGTGCATCGGCTGAAACCTTCCCTGCACTTCAACTGCCGATCTATTTTCATTCCGGTAATGGCCTTTGACGAGGATGTGTCTTTTACAGCGCAGAAGGATCTGCACGGCATACTGAGCTTGGCGCCGGCGGGGTTCGGGGGGAACGTTGACCGCTAAGGCAATTAGTAATGTAACGATGAAAGATGAAGAAATGAAGCAGCTTGGCAGGAAGGAATTGGAAACCATTAAAGTCATGGTAGTTAGGTGGCGCAAATTCTATGCCAAATTCAACGACTATACAGGTGGCTACGATTTTCTTGCGGAAGAGTTCAGGGACCAAATATCAGAGCAGGTTACACCTTATATAGCGCGCTTGTTTGAAACAGGTCATATTACAGAATGGCAGAGAGACGGCTTTTATGGTTGGTGTGCCGACCAGGAACAATTGCTCAGGCAGGAGTTGCAGCCAATGCCTGTCAATCCGCCTTGGTAAGGAATAAACAATGGGCAAAGCAACCCCCGGAATAGCAGACAAGGGCAAATGGGATGCCAAGACTGCCAGTGCCGTAGGCCAGGATTGCGCTCGGCACAAAGGCATTCCAGTGGGATATGCGATTGCTTTTTTTAATCCTTTTGAACCGGATTCCGAAAAACAATGGAGTTTTGCCATCCGCTTGGGCCACAGCCAGGATTACATGGATGATGAACAGCGCAAACGACTTGAAGTATCCCTTGAATACATCATGGCCGGAGTGCAGAAGATATTCAGCATTGGAGAAAAAAAGGTCGAAGAATGGCTCCAAGAGGATAAGGACAATCTGGCTGATTACATCAAGACGGCGCGATATACAGACGCATGAACGAAAAGAAACAGTGCAAACATTGTTTGAAAGTGGCTTCCGACGCAGCTGCAGCAATCGAATGTCTTGAATACAGGCTGGCCAAGGCGGAGGTCGCCTGCGAGGCGGCAGCCGCAGCTAAACAGGAATGGGCTTTAGGCTATCCCCGGCAGAAGACTTACGATGCCATGATGGAACTGGGCAAGGCATTGAACGCCTGGCTTGAGGCCAAGAAGATGATTGAGAAACTGAGGTGGAAGGATAAACCATGAAAGCTTACGTAATCCGCAAACGCGGTGACAAATGGGTAGTTATGGACGAGGCCGAGTCCAAGGTACTTGGTACCCATGACAGCGAGGAGGAGGCGAAGAAACAGCTCGCGGCCATAGAAGCGAGCAAGGCTCGGGCCAAGAAGATGGAGGATTCCTTCGGCGTGCAGGTGGATTTCGAGGATCTGACCACGATCTCCGAAGTCGATATATTCGCCGTGGGCACCTGGCGCGGGGTGAACAGCCCGCCCGAGGGCGACAAGTACGAGGAACAAGACCTCCAGGCCATGGTGGACGCCTTCAACGCTCAAGTGGTGCAACCGAACATCAAGATTACCCATGGTGCCGACAACGAGCAGGTGGACATAGGCCGCGTGGCTAACCTTAAAGTCAAGGCCGGGAAATTGTGGGCTGACCTGGTAGGCGTGCCCAAGGCTCTCTACGAGCTCATGAAAAAGGGGCTTTTCAAGGCTCGCAGCGCGGAGGTGTTATGGAACGTGAAGCAGGGCGAGAAGACATGGCCACGTGTATTGAAGGCAGTGGCATTGCTCGCGCCCGGCCAGAAGCCGGCGGTATCCGGCATAAGCGAGGGCTACGAGTTCGAAGCGCTGTACTGCTACGAATGGCCGTATCCTCACCCGGAGCCGCCCGATCCAGCAAAAGACTACGGTGTCGGCCCGATCATAGCCAAATGGAAGTCATGGGCCGGCGACCATGATGCCTGTGTGAGAACACTATCCGGCAAAGCCGGTATTTCAGATGCGAAGGCTCTGTGCGCCTGGCTGCACAAGAAGGCTGAGGGCAAGTGGCCCGCTCAGCACCAGGCGCCCGATGATTACCAGCCTACGCCTGAAGAGTTGCTTATATATTTTCAATCAGAGCTAATCAAGGAGGATGACGAGATGGACGAAGAAACCAAAGCATTGATGAAAAAGTACAACTGCTCAACCCTCGAGGAGTTGGACGCCAAACTGACTAAGCTGAACGAGGAAGCGGACGAACGCGACAAGAAGGTCAAGGAATACGAGGCCGAACGCGAGCAAATCCGCACGGAGAGGCGTAAACAGGTTCTTGAGAGATTGAGCAAGGAAGGAAAAGTCCTTCCGCGCCACGCCAAGCAAGTGGAAAGACTGCTCGAAGTGACAGACTCTATCGAGCGGCAGGTATCCTACGAGCTTGAGGATGGCAAGAAGAAGGAGGTAACACTAACTCAACTCGTGGAAGACGTTTTTAGCACCATGCCTAACCTGGTCGAGTTCAAGGAACGGTCACCCGACGGAGACGAGACGGGTGCGCCAGCCAAGACGCCGGGTGCTGAAGTTGACCGCCTAGTAAGCAAGTACAGAGACGAGGGCAAGGCCAAGACCTACGCGGAAGCCCTTGATCTGGTGCGGTTAGAGCATCCGGACGTATGGAAACAGTATGCTGGTGGTGTACCGGGCTCATCCAGTGCCAGCGCTTCCAGGCAGTAGGTTGACGCTTTTCGCCCCGCTGAGAAAGGGGTGAAATACCTATGAGTGAAGCTGCAGGAAATCAGATAAGACTCCCCGGAGTCAAGGCGGCCAGGGACATGAGCGCCCATCAGTACAAGGGCGTGTACCTTTCCGCCGATAACACGGTCGATGTGCCTACAGGTGCTACCAATAAATGCGCCGGCGTCCAGCAGGACAAGCCGGCAGCTGCCGGGCGGCACTGCCGCGTGGTTCATATCGGACTCACGAGACTTTACGTTTCAGGCTCGGTTGCCTATGGCAACACGTTGTCCATGACCACAAGCGGCTGGTTCATCAAGACCGTAAGCGGCTATCACGCGGATGCCCTGTGCATCGAAGATGCAAACAGCGGCTATCCGGCGAAGGCTTTCCTCAACCCGACTGGGCTGATGGCTGTAAGTTCGGCTCAGACGGCTCAAGGCTAGGAAAGGGGGTGATGACATAATGCGCGAAATCAAAACAATGACGGCGGTGGACGAAGCTTTGGCGAACAAGGCTCCGTTCATCAGCGAAGTACAGCACGGCGCCTGGGTGAGTCCATACGACCCGAGGTTCTACGAGTTCACCAGGCATTACGAGCAGACAGGCCAGCGCAACTATGACATTGTCCCTAAGGACGTGCACATAGACGCACCACTGGCCAACATCCTGCTTGACTACAGGCCGACGGGGTTCATCGCAGATGAGATTTTCCCGATTGTCAGCGTAGGCAAGCAGTCGGACGTAATACCACAGGTGAGGAAGCGGGACCGGATCATTAAGCCTTCGGCGACCATGAGGGCGCCGGGAACCCTGCCGAGATATATCCATTTCGAGGTGCAGAGCCAAACCTATTATGCGAATAACTATGCGCTCGGCACCTACCTGACCGCAGAAGAGATAGCGAACGCGGACGCCGCCTGGAACACGAAGCAGATCCGGGGCGAGTTGGTAATGGATCTGCTCTTGATCGACTACGAGCTCCGGGTGGCCAATTTGGTCACTTCCGGCTCGAACTGCGGCTCGTACTGGACGACTGCATCAGCGTGGACCGATTGGACCAACGCTGCGCCACTTACCGATTGCCTTGGCGATCTTTGGGTGGCTGAACAGTTGAGCGGCGTGCGGCCCAATAAACTCGTCATGGGCCGGTATGCTTGGGAGAACTTCCGAAATTCATCGGAAGTCCTGGGCCGGCTGTTCCCGCATGGGGGCGGTGGCGGTGCTGGCCCTGCATCATTAGTGACCAAGCAGCACGCGGCAACACTGCTTGAGGTGGACCAGGTGGTCGTAGGCGGTCTGTTCTACAACTCTGCTGCCGAAGGCGCGAGCATGACTCTTTCCATGGCCTGGAAAGATATGGTACTCTATTACTACACGCCTGGAAGGCCGAGCAGAGACAGGCCTGCTTTCGGCTATGCGTTCCGGTGGAACGTACCCGGCATGCCGAATTTGCAGGCCCAGACGTTCCCGTTCGATCCGAAACTCGGACGCCAGGACATCCATTGCGGGATGTACCAGGACGAGAAGATCGTTGACAGCACCTACGGAGTCTTGAGAACGGGCGTGGGCAGTTCGCAGTAAACCCGATTTGGGATGTCGTCGAAGGCATCCCAACGGGCATTGCGGCGGCCACCTTGCACAGGGCAAGGCCGGGTGCCTTCGAGACAATAGGGGGCGTGAGGTTGATTCCTTTCGCCTCGCGTCCCTTTTTCTTTGAGGAGGGAAAGGAATGTCACACAAATGGATGAGCTTTAGAGGATTGCGAGCAAAGATAGCTCAGATGGAAGCCGACATTGCCGCCT